TTTATAAGTTCAGAATCAGGATTTAATTTGTTCCATTCTTTAAAAGCAACACTTTTACCTACAAACTTTGAATATGCTTTCCAAAACAATTCAAAATCACTCGTATATGTATTACTTCTCTTCTCTTCTCTTCTCTTCTGCTGACTTGAGCCTGTCTTAGGACTGTCTTTAGTCTGACTTAAGTCTGTCTTTTTAATCACTATGTCATTGATTTCATTAGGTGGTTCAGGATATTTGCTATTTACAAATCTTAATCTTTGTTTAAATCTTGGTATAAAAATAAACCTTTCATTATTTACAAAATAAAGTCGTATTAAATCTTGATCAACCAGTTCTGTTAGCAAAATTTCCATACGATTCGATTCCATTCCACGACCTGAAAAACATCTTGTTCTTAAGGTAAAATTTTTCCCTGAATAACGAGCTGTATCATCAGCAGATAAAATTAAATGAATGTAAAGAAGTTTTGCTTCATCAGAAACTGACCAATATCGTTCAGAATTGAGAAGTTCATCTCGGATTAATCTGTCAGGCATCAATTAAATTCCATTCAAAAGACAAATTATTTGTATAAATTTTGATAATTCATTTCTATCAAGCCATGTTTTTTGTTCAACTTGGCGAATCCAAAATATTGCTTTTTTGCCATCCTTAAGATCAATTAATGGAATCTCATAGCTATAACCACCATGAGTTAATATTAAAACATCATCATCAATATAAAATTGATTAATATTAAATTCATTTAAAATTTTTGTATCAAAATCAATTGCTTTAATAATATTGAACATATCATTCTCCAAACAAGTCAGGTCTAAGCATTTCTTTTGTTAATCTTCCTTCAGATAAAACGCTAATTTTTTTCAAATGTTTAATAGGTATTTGTTTCCTAGAAAGCCAGTTATAAACTGCTGTATTTCTAACACCTAATAACTTTGAAAGCTCATCTAAAGTACCAAATTCAACTTGCAAATGTTTTTTAATTTCTTCCATAAATCCTCCTTAAAAAAACGATAACACAAAATTAAGAAGAAATGCAATAATAATAAATAAAAATATTTTAATAAACAAATAAATTTGTGAGTTATTTTGAAAGTATTTTTATGAGTTGTATGGCTGAATCAATAGAATCTATCCTAGCTACAGTTCCACCTTTCCATGTTTCAAGCCATTTTTCTTGATGACTTGTGTACTTAGCTTTGCTACTGGATTTAATTTCAACTAGGGCTGTTTTTTGATTGATGCCCACCAAAAGATCAGGACAACCTTTTCCCACTTTGCTAAGATCAGTCACACTTGCTCCCATCTTTCGCATAGCATCCATAATTTCTTGTTGGTTTTTATCAGTTCTTTTTGCAAATGTCATAGTATTTATTTAGAAGTATGATATAATAGTTTTAAGTAGTAATTTTACTATTCTATTTCACGAAAGGAATAAAAATGAGTTATGACAACTTGGTTACAAGAACCATATTACCCTGAAGAAGATCCATTTATGGATGAAAAAATTTCAGATCGTACTAGAGAGTATATGACTGAAGGATCATTATATGATCCATTCAACTGGGAAAATTTTAGTAATGTTATTTTTGATGCTCCACAAAAAGATGTTGATTGCATTTTAGACATTGCAAAAAATAAAGAATTTCTTGCATTAGGAAGATATATTTATTTAATGGTAATGGATGAAATGGAAAAACAAGCTGAAAAGCAAGCAATTGAAGATTTTAATGCTGGTTTAATAGGTAATGACTACGAATAATCACGAAAGGATTAAAAATGAATTACAAAGAATTAAGAGCAATTAATGTTAATGAACACACTGAAAAAAAAGGTAATTTAACATACCTTAGTTGGACATGGGCTATAGATCAATTACTTTTACAAGATCCTATGGCTAATTGGGAATTTTTAGAACCTAAAATTTTTAATGAAACCATGATGGTTTTTTGCAAAGTTACAGCATTTGGAAAAACTATGACCATGCACTTACCAGTTATGGATAATCGAAATCAAGCTATTAAAAATCCTGATGCTAGAAAAATTAGTGATGCTATGATGCGTTGCCTTGCTAAATGTATTGCGACTTATGGAATAGGCTTATATGTGTATGCCGGTGAAGATTTGCCAGCAGAAGAAGAAGTTTCAGAAGAAGATTTAGCTAATTATGATAATGATATTGCTAATGCTGAAAATGTAGATCAACTTTTGACTATTTTTAAATCAGCATCTACCAAATATCCAAGAAATACAGAATTTTTAACTCAAGTTCGTACAGCTTGTGGTGTTCGTAAACAACAAATTATAGAAAGCCTAAAAAATGATTGAACAGGGAACATTAGAATGGCATGAACTTCGCAAGGGTAAAGTTACTGCCAGCAGGGTTGCTGATGTAATGGCTAAGACCAAAACTGGAGTTTCAGCTAGTCGAGGTAATTATCTAATAGAACTAGCTCTCCAGCGAATGACAGGCATCATAGAAGAAGGTTTTAAGAATGATGCTATGGCACATGGTTCACACTATGAAGATGAAGCTAGATTGGCTTATGAGGTTTCATGTGAAACATTTGTAGAGCAGATTGCTTTTGTAGATCATCCTACAATACCTTGGTTTGGTTGCTCTCCTGATGGCTTAGTTGGTGAAGGATTGATTGAAATAAAGTGTCCTTATCAATCAGCAGTTCATTGGAGCTATCTAAAAGAAGGCAAACCACCAGCTAAGTATATTCCACAAATGATGGCACAAATGTCTTGCACTGGTGCTAAATGGGTTGATTTTGTTTCCTATGATCCAAGAATGAGTGACAACACTAAATTGTTTATAGTTCGCTTAGATCGTGATGAAAATTATATTCAGCAAATGGAAACTGAAATTAAGAAATTTTTANATGAAGTAGAAAATGAAGTACAACTTATGAAGGAATTNAAAAATGGCATCAGTAAATAAATGGATTGGTATTGGTAATTTAACNAAAGANCCTGATCANAAANCATTTTCGGATGGTTCTTTTGTAACCAATATCACNATTGCTTGTAATGAAAAATATAAAGATAAATCAGGTGAGCAAAAAGAAATGGTTGAATATGTTAATATTTCTTTTTTTGGTAAATTGGCTGAAATTGCTGGTAAGTATTTAGCAAAAGGTAATCCAGTATATGTTGAAGGTAAATTAAAAACTGATAAATATACTGATAAAAATGGAGTTGAAAAATATTCCACCAAAATAATTGCTAATTCATTACAATTACTGGGAAATAAATCTGAAGCTAAACCAAAAGATACAGAAGATCCATTTGCAAGTTTAGTTCCTAAATCGGTAGGTGGTTTATCAGAAATGGATGATGATATACCTTTTAATTAGAATGGGTCTATAATGGTTATATATTAATAGGCAAGGATATATAACATGATTCATTCTAAAAATTGTTTTAAATGCCAAACCATCAAGCCAATAACAGAATTTTATAAACACAATTCTATGCTTGATGGTTATTTAAATAAATGTAAACAATGTACTAAAAATGATGTTGCAAAACATAGATTAAAAAATATTGAAAAAATAAGAGAATATGATCGTATAAGAGCTAAAACGCCTGTAAGAATTAAACAAGCAAATGAAATTAGTTTTGCTTGGAGAAAAGAAGATAAAAGAAGAATGAAATGTCATAATTCAGTTACAAGAGCAATAAAAAAAGGTACTTTAATAAAAAAACCCTGCATTAGATGTAATAGTGAAAAAAGTTTAGCTCATCACGAAAATTATGATGAACCTTTAAATGTTATGTGGTTATGTCAAATTTGTCACAAAATTAGGCATAAAGAACTAGCCAATGGGGATTTATAGAAGATGGAGTGGTTCACCAAAAAATAACCTCAAGTGCAATGCTTGATCCTTTCGTGACTTTTATAAATCCCCACCCCATAAAAACAACAAACTATGATAAATAATTATTGCTAATATCATAGTTCTATGTAATACTATGATTGTAGTAATTAATGAAAGGTTAGTTATGTATTATGTTTACGATGAAACTGGTGATTTAATGCGTAAAGTTCGATACAGAGCTGAAGCTATAGCATTGGTTTCAATTCGTGAAGGTTGGACATATAAATACATTAAACCTAAGAAAAGTATTAATCATTTTGAAGAAGCACCATTTTAATTCACGAAAGGAAA